TGGCGCGACGAGTGGATCACGCTACTGTTTTCTATACCCATGATCCTGGCATTCTGTGGGGATTGGGGTCGTAAGATAGTAGACGATGGATTTGCTGCACTCGCCAACATGCCAGATTGGTATCAAGTGAGTTTGGGAGCCGTGGTGGCATCATCGCTAGGAATAAGGGCTGTGTCTAAATTCTTTGGAGGAAAGAAATGAGTGAGTTCAAACTAAGCAAGACAAGCCTGGGGCGCCTGGAAGGTGTAGACGAGGAGCTGGTTGCAATCGTCAAGCGCGCAATAACAATTACGCCTATCGATTTCGGGATCCCTTGGATGGGTGGGCTGCGCACAATCGAGGATCAGCGTGAGCTGGTCAAAAAGAAAGTATCGCACACAATGAAATCCAAGCACATCGAGGGCAAAGCTTTTGACGTTGTTGCGTATGTTGGTGCGCGTGCAAGTTGGGAGATTGCATTGTATGATGATCTTGCCGACACAATAATTAAATCGGCAAAAGAGATTGGAGTTGAACAGCTGAAGTGGGGCGGTGCCTGGCACATCGATAACATCCTGGAATGGAAGGGTACGGCGCTAGAAGCTTATGACGACATGGTGAAAGTACGCACTGACCAGGGCCGTAGAGTTTTCACAGACATGCCACATTTCCAAAAAGGAGTTTGATCGATGGCTAAGAAACCTGGATTGTACGCAAACATTCACGCGAAACGGAAGCGGATCGCAGCTGGATCTGGCGAGAAGATGAGAAAGCCTGGCGAGGCTGGTGCGCCGAGCGCCAAAGACTTTGCCGACAGCGCAAAGACTGCGAAGAAACCTAAGCGTAAATCGATGATGGGTTAATCATGGCAAGGTCGGCAGCATGGCAGCGCAAAGAAGGTAAGAACCCAAGCGGCGGCCTAAATGAAAAGGGCCGCAAATCTTACGAGCGCGAGAACCCTGGATCTAATCTTAAGGCACCAGTGAAGAAGGGCAACAACCCACGCCGTGCATCTTTCCTGGCGCGAATGGGAAACATGAAGGGGCCAGAGCGTGATGAGAAGGGTAGACCGACCAGGTTACTTAAATCATTGCAAGCCTGGGGCGCTTCATCAAAAGCTGATGCAAAGAAAAAAGCGAAGCGGATCTCAATGATGAATAAGAAGAAAGCCTGATGGGATACTTTCACGAAGATATAGACAGCCCACATGCGCTGTTAGAAATTGCGGCAGATCGCAATGACGAGCTAGTTCCCCAGAACATCTTTGGCTATGCGCCAACTTTGGGAACAACTTTCCAAACATGCTGGAACGGAACAGGCACATATGTTTTCCCTGGTAGCGCATTGCAGATGGATGTTGTTTCTACAAGCGCGTCCGATACTATGGTTATTTTTATCAGTGGCCTCGATGAGAATTACGAGACTGTCGCGGAGCTGATTACGGTCAACGGCACAACACCAGTGACAACGACTAAATCTTTTTTTCGTATCAACAGCGCCACAATCCTGTCAGGCAGTAACGTTGGGGATATATCTCTGAGCAATGGTGGCACAGTTTACGCATTCATTGGTGCTGAGATCGGGACAACGCAAGCTTGTCTTTACACAGTCCCAGCCGATCACTCGCTGTATATCTTTCGCATATCTCTTACATCAGGAACGGTAAACCCAAACAAATATATTACGTACCGCAATCGCGTCGATAGCAGTAACGGTCGCATACTGCGCGTGGCTAACTCTACATTTCAGTCGGACATGCAGACGTTCGATCGCCAGATCCCGTTCCGCGTTGCGCCAAAATCAGACTTTCAGTTTGAAGCAAAATCATCATCTGGTACAAATGAACTATCGATATTTGTTGAAGCATTATTAATGAAGGACAAGTATGCCTAAAGAAATGCATCGCGCCTTGGAAGCCAGGGCAAGAAAGATGGGTTTAACGGGTGAGCGTAAGGATGCTTATGTTTACGGAACAATGAGGAAAGTAGAAATGCCTGGTAAAAAGACAAAGCCTAAAAAGAAATCCATGATGGACAAAGGCTACGGAAAATAATTACTCAGGCCGTAGCTTTGGCTTGAGCGATGCAGACACTGTGCCTGTATCCTTGCATAAAATATCAGCTGGTAACACGTTAGATATTTCCTCAGCTGCGCGCACCAGCTCGTAACATTTGTCTGCGCTGTTCACCAGGATATGGCTTTCCATTTGATAGCCGTTCAGCATGTAAATAATTGTAAAGATATAGTAAGTTGTCATTGCCTCTGCCTCTCAGTTTGTTAGATTGTTTTGGTGGGTGGTGGCATTCCCAAGCCCAAGTTATAGTTCGTCCATATATAACGCCACCCACACGATTATTCCCAGGGCGCTGGCTGTACGGATACCCCGCTCGATCTCACGCCTGGTCTCTTATCTTTTTTGATGCTTGTGTATTTTGCCCCGTATCGCTTCGGAAACCTAATACCAAGCTCATAGGCCCACTTTCTCAGCGAACGTGGATCCATGTCTAGCTCTCTCGCAGCGTCAGTCATGTATAAATTATTGACGCTTTCGATTAATTCATGCAGCTCTTGTCTATGCCGAGCCGCTAACTCTTTGTAACTTTCTATCTTTGCCACGGCGCTGGTTGCTGTTGTGGTTGCTGCCAAGCCTGTTGTGGCTGTTGTTGTGGAGCTGGTTGTTGCTGCCACTGTTGCTGTTGAGGCGGCTGTTGATAGTTTTGTTGCGGTGGTTGCTGAGGTTGATCCTCTGGCTTGCGGTTTGGAAACAGGTTCCAGGATCCGATCTTAGGCCAGGATCCGCGCTCCTCTCCCTGCTTTGCCTGGATAGAAATGTTTACGGTCAGGCGGTGCTGCAACATAATATCGTGGATCTGTTGGATCGCAGCCTGGGCAGCTGGATCACCCTTCATTTCTTTCGGCTCGTTTATCCAGGCCGCAGCTGCCATGTCTACAGCTTGCCCATTGTTCATAAATCCCTGGATCTGCAAATTGTTGTTGCCTAGTTGTGGTCTCATAAGAACGCCTTTCTTTTGTTAGCTTCTAGTTCGATTTGTTTATATAGGTCAGGACAACTTAGGTTTAGACGATCTAGTTGATCGCTAAAATAATCATCCCATTGCTTCAGCTCATCCAGAGTATTGATACCCTGGATCTCTGCAATTCTTTGCCTGGTAAATTCTTCATCCGCTGCGCGCAATTCGTCAACAGGGTTAGGGGGTGTCAAGTTAGGCTGTGGCTGGGGTGAAACTGGCACCTTTTGCTGTGCGATAGCTTCTTTATTATTCGCCGCCACTTCTAACTCGAACGCACTAGCGTACTGCCCGCCATGCAAACCAAGCGATGCCAGGGCGCGGCCTACGGCTGATGTTTCTGCGTTTTCCATTGCCGATGTTTTGTTTACGTTTGAGGATCCGCGTATCTCCTCAGCAATTCCGCTGCCGATCGTCATGCCCTGTTCGTTTTTGATATACGCCTGGACAACTACGCGATGCCCATCATCGACGCGGATCTCTGTCTCAATGCCCAGGCTTGTCCCGAATGTTTTGCGCAGCGCTTCCACACGAATAAATACTTCGGTGTACTTTTTGCCGCCTCTTTGTGTAACGCCGTGTGTTCGATTGAGATCGTTCACCTCGGACATTGCCTCGATTAGTTCTTTCATCTTGTTACTCCCGCAAGTGTTTTTGCTTTGCGCAGTACGTCAGGATGTAGATCCCGCCACACAAAGCTGTCTCCGAAATGAGGGTCACAAAGTTTTAGAAGTTGCTCTACACTATCTGTAACCATCATAAGTTTTTCTCGCCGCATACACGCCGCAGTAACATCCTGTAGCGCATATTCTAGCTGTTCGATTGTTGCCTCAAACACAACATATCCTAAGCGGTTTGCATAAACAATCCTGGGGATCTTGCCTGTGATGTTCCAGTATCCCGCAAGCTGCAACAAATGCATCTGCTTAATTTCTTTAGGCAATGAGTTTGCCCTGGGTTTATCTGTATCGACACCAGTATCCCATTGCGTCTTTAGTTCAACGGCGCCTTCCTGGTAGTCTCCGAAGCCCAGGTAATCTAGTTCGCAACCAGGTAACTTGCCGCGCAGCTCGGTCTGTCCGATGATTTGGTTGGCGCCCTGCATAGCTTCACGCAATCCCGCCTGGGCATTTTCGCATACAAGTTCAAACTCGCACTTGCCAATCTCATCTTTGTTTCTCTGCGCCTTGCCTTCTTCGTTGTATCGGTTCAGCTGGCGCCCTTCGATCTGCGCTTTTGTTTTGTCCTGGTCAATCCAGGATCCAGTGTGCAAAGAAGTTAGCACGTTCAGCGCCTCTCGATATGCCTCCCCCTGCATTGCTCCCTCGATTAACATAAGGTCACAGTAATACTCTACAGCGCGACCGCTGCACATATTGATGTTGTCGTTGTACTGGATCTTATTGCGGTAATCTCGATAGTATCCTGATTGTTGCAGCAATGTTTCTGCCTGGGCTTTGTCGCCATCTGTCTCGTCACTGATAACTTTTAACGCATTTGATAGCGCTGGGCGCATGACGCCTTTCTGGAAAAAAGTGTAATAATCTGGGGTACTTGGCTGAGAATGGTGGTAATATCCTTTGCTGTACGCCCAATTTTTGCTGTTATTTATGCCCATGTGTTTAACTTCCGTTTGACAGATTGTGTCTAACCGTATTAAATACTGAAAAACATTTCAAGGGGTTTTTTATGACATTAGAAGAATGGCGAAACAAAAAGAAACTGAGCTACCCACAGCTTGCAAAGAAATTGGGTGCGGCTCATGGCACGGTAGCGCGCAGATGGTGTTTGCCGAAAGATCACAAAGATCGAATGATACCTAGCCCGAAGTTCATGGCAATCATCCATGAAAGCACGTTGGGCGAAGTTACAGCTAACGATTTCTACAGGTGATCTATGGGCGGGAAAGCAGCAAGAGATAAAGGCGCAGCCTACGAGCGGGAAATTGTAAACTGGCACAGGGATCGAGGTGTAGAAGCCGAGCGGATCCCGTTGTCTGGTGCAATGAAAGGAAACTATGCGAGTGACATAAAGTTGGGGCCACAGCTGGCCCTTACAGCTGAGTGTAAACGCAGAGCGAGAGCGTACCAGGATCTATATGATGCGCTCGACCAGGACGATAGTGATATGCTGTTCGTTCGCAAAGATCGGGAGCGCACCCTGGTAGTGCTTCCCCTGGAAACTTATGAGGCATTTTTAGAATGGATTGGATGGATAACGAAAAAGAAATAGAGGAATTTGTTGTGAAATCGATGTCAAATGAAATCGAAAAAGGCAAAGCGTTAGTGATGATTGTACGCCAACTGCAACACTTCAACGATTTATTTCGAGATCAAATACAGATCAACAGAACAATTTATAACATTTTGGATGAAAGAAAGGAAAGCTAATGCCATACACAGAAGAAAAGATCGGTTATCAAAAGACTGACACAAGCGAGGCGGCTGCGCGCAGCAACTACAAGGGCAAAATGAATATTCGGGATCGAGTGCTGCAACTTTTGCAGAAGGTTCCTATGCCACTGACTTCGCATGAGTGCGCAGAATTTCTCGCAATTCCTGAGGTTTCCGTGCGTCCCAGGCTGACTGAGCTAAAAAACGCTGGCAAGATTGAGGACAGTGGGCAGCGCGGATTAACTCCCTGGAACAAGCAATGCATCAAGTGGAGATCACTTCCATGAAATTTAGTGGCTTAGAGATAAACAATGGGAAGGCTAACTTTGTGTTCTATGGCCCAGAGGGTCGTCGGTTTGAGGAACCAGCTGAGGAATGCAAGGTTTGCCTGGGCAGCGGAAGCGTCGATGCCCAGGCGCCTGTCGTTGATTACGTGAACGGCGGCTTCAAGATGGCGGTGCTTACAACTTGCGAGGACTGCGCTGGCTACGGATACGTGGTGAAAGATGAGCAAGAAGAAAGCTAAACGCAGCGGGTTTCAAAGCAATGCAGATGTAAACGGCTGCGTAAGCTGCGATCGGATCCATGACGTAAAGCTGGGGGGCTGGGTTATCCTGGCCTCTGGCGAACTGATCTGCGATCCTGTTGACAGACATGAATGCTGGCAAAACCTGGTCGAGAAGAAGCGCAATGAACCGAAGAAAAGACGCAGATTATTTGAGGGTTGACGGATGAGAAAAAAGCTGTACGCTAACGCGAGACCGCCAGGGCGAGATAATAACTTAGAAGTTAATAACTATATAGTTAATAACTCTTATAAAGCAGTAACTAATAATAACTATGATAATAACTATAAAGTTAATAACTATATAGGGCGAACGCTTCTCAAAATGTCTCCGCAGTACAAGAAGGCTGGAGAAGAAGCCAGGAAAGATCCGCTGGGCTTTCGTATCAAAAAAGTTTTGAAACTGCTTAGAATGAAATTAAGTACGGATATGTTTATCGAGGCAACGAAACATCTGCAAAGCTTGGATCCGATGGAGCAAGCTAAGTTTTGCCAACAGGTCGAGGAATACTATGCAGATCGATCCTAAGAAAATGACGGTAGACGATTTAAGCATTTTGTTTTTTGAAGCAGCTGAGACTGAGCGGGCTTTACCTGGTGCCTTTCGTAAACAGAAAATGAGCAGCTGGCCCGATTATGTGCAGTCCTGGTCTGCGTATGGCTGGTCTGATGTTGAGAGGATCCGAGTGCAGCCTACTGCCGACCAGGTAGATCGACTAGATCTTGCCCTGGATCTTGGCTTGAAGCTGGACGCAGACGATCGAAAGCTGGTCTGGGCTGTAGCGCATAGCCAGGTTGGAAGGCAGCGTGGGCCGAAGTGGACTAAGCTTGCAAAGATGCTGGGATGTTCCAGGCATAGCGTGAAGGCAGAATATGCAGCTGCCCTGGTAAGATTGACCTGGCGCATAGATGATCGCAGGGAGAGCCAAAAGCATCACGCACGGGCAATGGAGTACAAGACAAAAAAAGCCGCACTAGGCGGCTCTTAGATTGGCTGTTGTGGGCTGTTACTGGTAGATCAATGCAAGGAACAAGCCCATGTAGAGCATGGCGACCAGGCAAAGCGCTCCGATTATGTCGCCCAGGGTGATTGATTTAATCACCTGGATAAAGTCTTTCCAGCTATCCATAGTATTGACCCTTTGCTACTGCCTCGGCGTAAGCAACAGCGCACTTGTCAGTGCAGAAAAAGTCATGCTTGTGAGCGTAACTTTCTCCATCCCATAGAGTTGCAACATAATTGTCGAAATGCTTATCAGAGCGAATTACCTTTAAGTTACCATTGTAGGGCGAAGGATCACGATAACGCGCAAAATGTTTCTTTGCTTTTTTTCCGCACCAATTACACGGTTTTGGATAATTCCACACTTGCATCAGCCACGTCCTTTCAACAATGCATGTATTGCTTTTGCTTCTTTGCCGCTGATCTTTTCACGGCTGGTCTTGATTGCCTGGTCAACGCTCTTTTTGTTGTAACGGGCAACCAGGCCATTGATCTGCTTTGTAACCTTAGCAGTCGGACGCATGTTGTCAGCTGCCATCATATCGTAAAGTTCTTTCATGTGCTGTTCTCCTATTCTACACGATCGTGGATTGGCACGGCGCCGTACCACCGTTGACCTGTCATTTTGTAGCAAGCTTCGCCAAAGCGGCTGTCGCTGGTCGCAGCGTAGTTACCGCCAAACATGTGCCATTTGTCTGCTACATCGTCAGGCACAATGCTAAGTGTCTTGCCGCCTACGTCCCGCACGACAAGCTTTGCAGCTGGGATCTTGTCTGTTGGCTCCCAGGGGCCATCAACATTGGTCAAACAAAGTTCTGTGGCATAGCTACTTGCGCCGCCGTTGGTGCAGTCATAGTCGCTGTCTGCGCTTCGATAAACTGTTACGTGCATTCCCATGTGTTAAACTCCTAATCCAGTGATGCGGTAATTGTTTTCTACAGGTATGATCTCGATAAAGTATTCGTCATAGGTCATAGCCTGGAGATCTACTTTGGCGGCTACTGCCGCCTCCATATCTTTGTAGACGCCGACAGTGTTGTTACCGTACATAGCGATTTTCTTGAGTATGTATTTCATATAACCTCCGTAACTTACATAAACATTGAGACAGTATCTGTCAAGGTTATTGCATCATCATGGCGCCAAGATCCAAAACCTCAGGCGCATCAGGCTTACGTTCGTAGCTCCAAGGAGCATCGCCATAGCCAGGCAACTGGCGAACCATTGCCATGATGAACTGATTAACGTGCCAATCGCCCAGGTGGTCGCTCAAGTAATTGGCTTCCCGAAACTCTTTGGCCTCACAAGCCTGGTAGGCAAAGCACTGAGCAATGCCGATGAAGTCCATAGGCTTTAGATCGGGATCGGGACGGTAAGCTTCTTGCTTACAAGCCTCGCAGTATTCCTCGAAGGTCTGATCGCCAAGCATGAAGTTATCGCCAGGGTAACGCGCCTCGATGCTGATCCAGTTAGCTTTGGCTAACGCCGCTGCCATCTTTTGTGGGCTGTTGGGCTGATGCCCCAAACGGACGTCATTGCGGAACATTGCATTGGCAAGAACGCCGATGTGTTCAGGATTACATAAATAAGCACTCATTAGATTTCTCCTTTGTGATCGAATAGTGGAAGGCCGAAGGTCTGTGCCTCAGCAATGTCGAAAGCCTCGATGGCCTCCGCAACATCAATGCGCAAAACAGGCTGGCTTAGTTTCTTGCGACGACCCCAGAACTCGGTAATGTCTTTGACGCCGCGCTGATCGAGAACTTTGCCGCCGCGCACCAGCTGAACGTGACCAGTAGTAGTAACCATGTAGACATGATTGGGATTGGCAACGTCCTTGACGAAACGCTGCAAGGTAATGCCCTTAGTATGTAAAGGATTAAGTTGCTCGTACTTAACGCCTAGCTTATCCAAAACCTTAATGCGCTGGCCCCAGAAGGTGCCGCCAGTCCAGCGACGCTTACGCTTTAAGCTTGGGCATGTTTCTTGGAACACGCGGAAGCATTTGGTTAGGCTTATGTCGGCAACGACAGCAACAGCTTGGACGCCGCAATGACCGCCGTTAAAAGCACCAGGGGGAAGATCAAACTCCATGATCGAACTCCGTAGTTGGTTGGGAAAATCGTGGGAGCAACGCTCAACCACATGACCTTACTTAAAGCATGAGACAGATACTGTCAAGGGATGAATGTAAAAAAATATATATCTATTGCTTAAAATACCGAAATGACGTAGATTTATGGTATAATCGCAAGATGTTGTGTCTTTATCATTTTTGCACCATCTAGCCTGTGTGCGATTATGCCTCAAACTCGCCCTGGCTGTTCTAGGTCTCGCACTGAAACAGCTGGGGCTTTTTCATAGGAATAACCATGATTAGTAAAACCGTCACCGTCGAGATAATGCAGAAGATCTGCGATCGTCTTGCTGAGGGCGAGACACTGATGGACATTACAAAGACCAAAGGTATGCCAAGCTATCGCAGCGTCACGCGCGCAGTCCAGGCAGATGAGATCATTTGGGAAATGTATCGCAAAGCGCGCATACTACAGGCCGAGTGGTACGCAGACCATCTGAACGGGTTAGCAATGGCAGAGCTGCCAAAGGTCGAGGATCCGCGTATGCTCAATGCAGAGGTGCAACGCAGACGCCTGGAGATCGAAACACTCAAGTGGACAGCTGCGCGCAACCAGCCATTTGGGATCCGAGACAAGAAAGAAGATCAACCAACAAACACAGCTATCACGATCAGCTGGGCTGGTGGAGATGTGGCAGTGAATGCCAATGAGGAGGAGGAGCAAGACGTTCTGGTTCGGCACTAGGAGAGTGAGACCATACATCCAGCGTGACCGAGCTACGCGCGCGAAGGGCAGAAATGGCCTGTGATATGCAGCAAGCGCATGGCAAAATCACAGCTCGATCCATGCATAATCCGCATAGCTGGCTAAGCTATTGTTTTTGCTCGATAAGATTATCCGATAATGTGAATTATGTTAAATTTCTGCGACCTGCCGACCCCCACCCTCCGCGAAACCGCCCGCCTCCTCGTAAGCCATAATATACCTGACCTATAGTATCTGCCCCTCACACAGCCTGAGAGAGCCTATGAAAGCCGAAAACACTGCCTTGCTAGGTCACATTAACGAATTGCGCAGGATGGTCGTAGAAGGCTCCTCAGCGACTACGCAGTATGAGGCAGCTGTACTGCTGATAGATGTTTATGAGCAGATGTTGACGAACATAGGTCTTTTGAAGTTTGACGATGAGAGCAAGCACTGATGCATATTGAGATACCGTATGAGCCTAGAGAGCTACAGCTGAAGTTGCATAATGAGATGCAAGAGAAGCGCTGGGGTGTAGTTGTATGTCATCGCCGTTTTGGCAAGACGGTTTGGGCGATCAATCATATTTTGAGATCTGCGTTAATGTGCGATAAGCCGAACCCCAGGCTTGCGTATATGGCCCCCACGTATCGCCAGGCAAAGAACGTTGCCTGGGATTATATAAAACAGTTCGCTGGAAAGATCCCTGGCGTTAAGTTCCATGAGACTGAATTGCGGTGTGATCTGCCTACTGGCGCGAGGATCTCGCTACTCGGTGCGGAAAACCCAGATAGCTTGCGCGGGATTTACCTGGACGGGTGTGTGATGGACGAGGTTGCCGACATGCCTGAGAATGTGTTTCCTGAGATCTTGCGACCCGCGCTTTCGGATCGCAAGGGGTGGTGTTGTTTCATCGGTACGCCTAAGGGTCATAATGCTTTCTATGAAAAATATGAGGAAGCTGCTGGGAATGATGATTGGCTATGTGCGATCTATAAGGCTTCGGAAACTGGATTGCTTGATGATGAGGAATTGCAAGCTGCCCAGGCGATGATGACAGCGGATCAGTATGCCCAGGAATTTGAGTGCAGCTGGAATGCGAATGTGCCTGGTGCGGTTTATGGTAAGGAGCTGGAGGAAGCGAGTGCGGATGGTAGGATTACCAACGTACCCTACGACCCCTCAGTTCGGGTTGACACCTGGTGGGATCTCGGAGTTGGAGATAGCACTAGCATATTTTTCACCCAGACGGTTGGGCGCGCTGTGCATGTGATTGATTACTACGAGGCACGGGGCGAAGGACTACCTCACTATTGTAAGGTACTTTCTTCTAAGAATTACCTCTACGGTGAACACAATGCACCCCACGATATTGAGGTGCGGGAGTTGGGTACTGGAAAAAGTAGACGCGAGATTGCGTGGGATCTTGGTTTGAACTTTCGGGTTGTTCCGAAGTTGCCGATCGAGGATGGGATCCATGCAGCGCAGATGCTTATTCCGCGTTTATGGTTTGATAGAGAGAAGTGTAAACATGGCTTGGAATGTCTGCGGCAGTATCACAGGGCGTATAACGAGCGCACTAGAAGCTTTAGGGCGTCACCTGTACACGATTGGTCGAGCCACGCAGCGGATGCTTTTAGGTATTTGGCGGTTGGTTTGCGAGAAAGCGGGAACCGTATCCAGGTTCCTCAGAAACAAGCGATGAATGATTATAATCCTTTTGCAGCATAGGAGATAGAAGATGGCAGCGGCAGCACCTCTTATACTTGGTGGCATTGGCGGCGGCGCGGTTGGCTATGGTATAGCTACAGCGGTGGGCCTGGGCGTTACTGGCACGGCGGTTGCTACGGCAGCGGGTGCTGTTGTTGGCGCGTCTTTGATGTACCCTCAACCACAAGCTCAGGCTATGGAGCTTCCTGATGTTCCAGCGGTAGATACGCCTGAGACTGATGCGACACCTGTGGATACAACGTCCCCTACTGGCGGGCCTGATACAACAATCAATGACGTTGTTTCTGTGCAAGACGATGTTGCGACCCAGGCTGATACAACAGTTGATACAACCCCCTATACCCCAGAAACTTCCGTAGGCACGGCAGCTGGCGGAACGGCTGAGGCGGCAGCTGCAAGTGAAGTAAGCACTGGCCCCGCTGAGGATGAGGCTATTAGCTTCTATGAAAAAGGGCGCCGTTCTACAATTCTAACAACGGGACGCGGTTTGTTGACTGAGGATACATCATTGCTTCGTCGTCGTCGTGGCCTGGTTGGGCAAGGATTGATCGCATGATGGGCCGCAAGCCAAAGAATATGGCGGGCGTTATGGGTAAACGGTCTGCCCAGCCCGCTAACAAAAACCGTAATGCAACGGTAGATCCCCTAGAACGTCTAAATCAAAGTATGGCTGGACGTATGCGGGGCGGGAATAAGCGTAAGAAGCGCGAAAGTTTAATGACAAGTTACGGGATGATGTGATGGCAGAAGTATTACCAATGATCGCGCAGCTCGATCGTAGATATAAAACACTACAATCGCAGCGTTCACAATCAGAAAGCCACTGGCAAGAGCTTGCTTATTATATGCTGCCCCGTAACGATGACATAACCAAGAAGCGCCCCCAGGGCGATAAACGTACTGAATTGTTATACGATGGTACTGCCGTTCATGCGGTCGAGCTATTAGCGTCTAGCTTGCATGGAATGCTTACTTCCCCCAGCACCCCCTGGTTTTCTATGCGTTATCGGGATCCAATGCTGCAACAGAATGATGCGGCTAACGAGTGGTTAGAGGTTTGCATCGATCAGATGTACCAGGCGTTTCATAGATCTAACTTTCAACAAGAGATCCATGAGTTGTATTATGACCTGGTGGTTTTTGGTACAGCTGCATTCTACATCGAGGGTATTGACGATGGATTGCGGTTTAGTTCCCGCCATATCGCCGAGATCTGCGTTTCTGAGAACCAGGATGGGACGGTTGATACGGTTTACCGCAAGTTTAAATTGACTGCGCGGGCGATCGCCATGCAGTTCGGTGAAGATAATTTGCCGCGTGAGGTCGAGAAAGACCTGGAAAAAGAGCCATACAAAGAGCATGACATTGTTCATGCAGTGTTTCCGCGTCCAAATGCAAAGGGACGGGCGGCTAAAAACAAGCCTATTGCGTCTATTTACTATACATCTGGTAGTAGACAGCTGCTTAGTGAGAGCGGATTTGACGAATTTCCGTTTATGGTAACGCGATTTGTTAAGGATAGCGTGTCAACATATGGGCGCAGCCCAGCGATGAATGCGCTACCTGACACGAAAATGCTAAACAAAATGTCGGAAACGACGATCAAAGCTGCGCAAAAGCAGATTGATCCCCCTCTTATGGTTCCTGATGATGGATTTATGCTGCCTGTACGCACAACGCCAGGCGCATTGAACTTCTATCGCACTGGAACTAGGGACAGATTGGAACCGTTGCAGATTGGAGCAAACAATCCGCTAGGCTTAAACATGGAAGAACAGCGTAGGAATGCGATACGCCAGGCGTTTTTCGTCGATCAGCTTCTCATGGCAAATGGCCCAGCAATGACCGCTACGGAAGTATTGCAGAGGAATGAGGAGAAAATGCGCCTCCTCGGGCCTGTCCTGGGCCGTTTGCAAGCGGAGCTGTTACAGCCCCTTATCTCCCGATCCTTTGCATTGCTCCTCAGGAACGGTCTCCTCCCTGCCGCGCCTGAGGAGCTACAGGGGCAAGAGATCGACATCGAATATGTTTCACCACTAGCCAAAGCGCAGAAAATGACTGATCTACAGTCTATGCTGCGCGGGTTCGAGGTGTTGATGCAAATGCAACAGGTGGCGCCTGTTATGGATTACCTGGATGATGACAAGCTGGTTCAATACCTGGTTGAAGTCACGGGAATCCCAGCGCGGGTTATCCGTAGTAATACGGAAGTTCGTGATTTACGGCGCCAAAGAGCTGAAGCCCAGGCAGCGCAAGCACAGGCACAGCAAGATATGGCGCTGGCAGAACAGCTGAATAAAGCGGCTCCTGTGCTGAAAGTAGCGTCTGATGCGCGAGAGCGTGGTCAGATATGAAGCAAATAGAAGAATTAAAACTCGCCTATCGACGTACATTTAATACCGATGATGGGGAGCAAGTACTGAGTGATCTCAAGAGAAGGTTCTCTTTTGAGACAACCACTTTCGTTTCTGGCGATCCACATCAATCCGCGTTCCAGGAAGGGCAACGAGCCGCTGTGCTTACGATCGTCAGAATGTTGTCCGAGGAACAAGAACCTAGATAGGAAATACTATGAGCGAGGAGACAACCCTAGATACAGGATCTCAACAAGTCGCTGAACCAGTTGCAGCTGAGGCAGTAGCAGCCGAGCCAGTAATGGCAGAGCCTGTTGCGGCAGAACCAGTTGCAGCGCCCGCGCCAGAAGTGGCGCCACAAGGGAGCTGGATGGACGGTCTTGATGAGGTCTATCGACAAAACCCGCTTATCAATAAGTGGGAAACATTGAATGATTTTGCAAAAACTCATCTCAACGCACAAAAACTTATAGGCGCAAACAAGATTGCAAAGCCTGGGCCAAACGCTACGGATGATGAGATCCGCGCGGTTTACCAGGAGCTGGGAGCGCCAACAGATCCAGCAAACTATGAGCTGGAACGCACTGAAATCTTCGACGAAATTTCTTTCGAAGCGTTCAGAAACAAGGCGTATGAGATGGGATTATCAAACAAGCAAGCCCAGGCAGTGGCAAGCTTGTATGAGGAACAAGTAACGAATGGCCTACAAGCGTTTGAGCAACGCGCAGAGGAGGCCAGGTTCCAGGGCGAACAACAGTTGCGCCAGGAATTTGGGCCAAACTTTGAGGCTAGATTGAATATGGCGCGCTCCGCTGGTCAAACAGTTATGGAAGATCCAGAAGTGTTTAATCAGATCCAGTTGGCTGATGGTCGTGTTCTGGGCGATCATCCCGAAGTTGTTAAGGCGTTTGCAAAGATCGCTGAGATGATAGGTGAGGATAGCCTGGTCGGAGAGCCTACAGATTTTGTGATGAGTCCGCAAGAAGCGCGGCAGCGTATCGCAGAACACATGCGGCCTAATACGCCGTATACTATTGCTGGACACCCAGAGCATGACGCGGCAGTTGCCGAAGTCTTGCGCTTGCGTGGCTATGCGAGTGGATAACCGAGAGGCCCACACTGCAAACTTGTGCGTCAAGTGGATTAGCGGCCCTTAGCCGTAGCATTGGCCCTGAAAAGGATAACCAAGCGCAGCAACTTAAACTGTAACAAGCTAGGAGATTAGGCAAATGTCTACTCAAATTACTACAGCTTTTGTCCAACAGTTTTCTGCAAACATCCAAATGCTATCACAGCAAATGGGTTCTCTGCTGCGTAACGCGGTGGATGTAGAAAGTGTTAATGGCGAAAAAGCTTTCTTTGACCAAGTGGG